CCCGGCGCGGATGTAGGGTCGTCTAATGTCGGTGCGGATGCTGCCGGTGATGTGGTGCGTGATGGTGATGGGTTCGAGTACGACACGGTGATTGATGGGGCGAAGCCTCAGAAGGCTAAGGTTCGGCGGTTGCGTACGAATCCGACTGGTGGTGCGGTATGACTATGTTGCCGTGTGGCGGTGATGCTGAGCTGGGTATCTGCCAGCAGCGTGATATGCAGGCGACCCCGTCTGCGCCGAGTCTGTGGGATCCGGCTGCAGCGGGTGAGCCGGTGGCGCGGATGCGGAAGCGCCACCAGCAGGCCAAAATGCTATGTGCGCAGTGTCCGCTGCTTGAGGCTTGTGAGCGGATGTTATCGGACTGTGAGTGGCGTGGGGTGCGGGTTGCCGGTGTGGTTGCCGGAAGATATTCGGATCGCCCCCAACCGCTAACCAGTAGCGATCCCTATCAGCTGTGCTGCCGGTGGTGTGGTGGGCCTATGGACCCTCAGGCCTTGGTGGCGGCCCATGCGCGGAAGCGTTGCTGTCATACACCGTACCAATATAAACAGCGCCATATGGGAGAGGGGCTATGTAACTGCTGCTATCAGGGACACTCAAGGGCGGCTCGTGCCGCTAGGAAAACGCAGCCCGTGCGTCGCACTCGGCGCCGTCGGGTGAGTGCGCGTAAACCCGCTGCCTAGGCGCAGCACAACAGAACGCGCGTGATGGTTTGTATTGCGCGCGTTTATATTTTTGAGATTTAAAAAGGAAAAGGTGAAGAAATTATGCCTTGGCTCCGTATGGGAGACACTCTTATTACCCACCCGCTTATGATTCGACTGCTGGAAGTATGCAAGGGGAATCACCAGCTGAAGAACGAAGCCGTCGGTGCGCTAGCGCAGCTCGCAGTCATCGCGGCAGCGCACATGACAGACTACTGGATTGGGTACGGGTCGCTCTATCAGGTCGCGCCGGGGAGGGAAGATGTCATGCTGGAGATGCTGTGCGGTGCGGGGTTACTTTTCCAGGAGGAAGGCCCTGAGGGGTATCCGGCGCTTCGGCTGGTTGATGACCGGGATCTTTTCCACATGCGATCGAGGGAAGAAGTCGAGTTGGACCGGCGTCGCAATCGGGATAAGCACAATGTTGATTTGCTGATGAAGGTGCGGATTCGTGATGGGGATCAGTGCCGGTGGTGTGGGGGCAGCGTGGATTGGCGTGATCGGAGGAGCGGCCGGCGGGGTACTTATGATTCGCTTAACGGTCACCGGGATTCGACGCCGGAAACACTCGTAGTTGCTTGCTATTCGTGTAACAGTGCTCGTGGCGCGGGTGAGGTTAAGGAGCTTCGGGACCCTCCGACACCTGAGGAAGTGCACTACAACAGGCACACTATTGCTTTCATTAATGAGTCGCGGTACGCGAAAGATCATGGCATTCATGTAGTTTCTAAGGACGAGCGCAAGAAGCAGGCACAGCAGCGGCAAGAACAAGATCAGGCTAGCCAGCGATCCCGGCGCGCTAAGCGGCAATCCCCAGCGCAAAGTAAGGTTGCCCGGGTGGATGAGCCTAAGCCCGCCAGGCGTCATGATACGGCATCGCAGGCGACTAGTGCGGTCGCTGGTCCTGTCCAAGGGTTTGATGATCCGCTAGAGGCAGCACCTGATTGGGTTTCCGGGGATGAGCCACCGGCTGGGTGGGTGCCGTCGGGGATGATGGATTTCGCGGATGACCCCGAAGACAGTAATGATATGGGCGCGTCGCCGACTGCCGCGGAAGCGGCAGTAATGGGAGAGAGGAACCCTCCGGGGCCGCCTTTGGAAGAGCGGAGGCGGAATGGTAACGCGCTGGGCATGCCGAGTGGGAATCATGACAGTCAGCCGGGTAAGTCGCGGCGTCGTGGCCGGCGGTGGCGTAAGCGTGGGAAGCGGAAGTAAGAGTAAGAATTGATGGTTTGAGCGTTCAAGAAAGGTAGGTGGTATAGGAGGCGTTGCCTATTGTTACCCGCTTCAGCAGGGCTGGGGCGGGTAGTTGGTGTGCGTGCGGTCAGGTGGGTTGGTGTTTAGCCATGCGGTGGCCATGGGCGAAAGTGCGCCGCGGCTGTTGTTGGGCGTCTTCTTGTTAGCCGCGATAAAGATAAAGCGGAGGCCGCTTGCAAGCAAACGGCCTCGGATGCTCCTTCCACGCATGGTGGACAAGCTGCTTTTAGGGTAGGCGGCTTTACCAAATTTTGCCAATTGTGGTGCATATGTGCACCTAGAAGGGTTCCCGGGTTTGTGCTCGGGTTTTCTTTTGCCCCATTTTATAACGAAATGGTAAAACCTGGTCCGAATCTGGTCCAGACCTAGATCAAGACCAGGAAGATAGGGTGACGGATCTGGGTTTGCCGGGTCGGGTCGGGGTTGGGTCGTTAGGTGGCAGGAGCGGTGAGTAGACTGCAAATCTATTGCGGGATGACCTAATTTAAAAGAGAGGAAGGATTGAAGGTGGATGATTATCTGCTTCATGAGTTAGGGAAGGGCTTGTACTCACTGGAACGTAATGGTGCCGGGTTGGAGGAACTTCTCACCTTTCACCGGGGCAGTAGTACCACTGATATCCCGGGGCGCGCGGTGTGCTGTTCGCGGCCGCCGGTGAACCTCACGGTGTTGGATCTGTTGGTTCAGACAGAATGCCTGCTGGGGTTCTGGGCATCGGAGGTGTTGGCGTGTGGCGGTGATGGTGTTGTTGGCCCGGTGCCTGAGGGGATTACGGCTACTGCTGCGTGGGTGCAGCGGTATCTGGATGTGGCAGATGGTGCGCCGTGGGGTGAGATGATGGCGGAAGAAGTGATTGCCCAGGCGCGTATGGTGGCGTCTGTGGTGGAGCCCGACAGCGGGGGAGAGGAACCAACCCCACCGGAGTGGGCGACGTGCCAAGCGGCTGCGTCGTGGGCTAAGCAGTCTGGGGCCCCGGTGTCGCGCACGACTGTCTATCGGTGGGCGCAGGCAGGGAAAGTGGCCACGGCAAAGGACGATGCTGGTGGCATGTTGGTGCGGCTCGGTGATGTGCTGGCGCGTGCCGGGGCGATGCGTGGTGCGTTATCCTTTGGTGTGGGACACGCAGTGGTGTAAACTGGCGTTCGGAACCCCTGGGTAAAAGCCTGGGGGTTTAGTCGTGCATAGGGTTGGGGAGGAGGGGATCATGGGATCAGAAGCAACTACCATCCAGCAGGAGATTGACCGTCGCTTCCGGTATCACGAAGGCACCGCCGATCAGTGCGAAGACTGCATCAAAGTAAGGGCAAGCATGCAGGCTGCGGCGCATCGTGTGGCGGCAATCGCACCGGATTGCAGGGAGCGTGAGCTAGCCATCACGCATCTAGAGCAGGCGTTGTCATGGGCGATTGCTGCTATTGTCCGCCCGTCGCAAGGCGGTGCTGATGGTGTGGCGTAACGGGTCGTCGCGCACGTCTGCGGCTGAGTGGAAACGCCTACACCGATTAGCGGGGCGCCACCTTCCTTATTGGTGTGCCTATTGTGGTGCCGAACCGGTGACAGGACGAGGTGGCTTGGAGTTGGACCACATCGTTCCGGTAGCTGAGGGCGGCACCGATGGGCTCGATAATCTCCAGTGGGTGTGCCCGTCGTGCCATGCGGAAAAGTCCCGGCGCGAAGCAGCGCGGGGGATCAGTAGGCGTGTGGCGCGCCGCCGGCTGTATGACAGGTTTGCTACCCGCCACCCCGGCCTGAAATGAGGTGATCTATGCCACGTGGGGTGGGGGGGTACCCCGCCGTCGGCCGGTCCCTGGTACGGGGCACATACGGCCCCCGGCTATGTACGGGTTTCAGGGTTTTTGCTGGTCAGGATAGGTTTCTCGGTTTTGGGTGTTGGTTGATGGTGCGTGCTGGGGCTGTGACCTGCGGCTTTGCATTATGGTGTGGGTCACTATTTCCTTGGTTACCTACCCCCTTGGTTGTTGGTGGCCAGAAAGGGTAAATATGCCCAGCTAGGACTAGGTATATCGTAACGCTTATGGTAAAATACAGATTATGAGATTGGCGTGTGAAGTGTGCGAAGCCCGGTTAGAGATCCCCACCAGGGGACGCTCCCCGCGGTTTTGTTCGTCCGCATGCAGGCAGAGGGCCTACCGTCGGCGTCGGCGTGAGCAGTTGCCGGCCCGGATGCGTGAGCTGCCCCGGTGGACGGCGGCTGATGGCAAGCGGCCCGTCACACCCACCGGCTCCCCTGCGTCAACAACCAAGCCGGAAACCTGGACCGCCCACGCCGAGGTGCAGGATGGTCCGCACGGTGTCATGCTGGGCGGTGGCCTGGCCTGTATTGACCTTGACCACTGCATCAACCGGCGTGGTAAGGTAGCCGACTGGGCTGTCGAGATTATCCGGGTGGTGCCCGGTGCTGTTGTGGAGCGTTCGGTCTCCCGGCGCGGTTTGCATATTTTCGGGCTGCTCCCGGAGGGGCCTGGGCTGCGGCGCGGCTGTGTGGAAATCTATTCCCGAGCAAGGTTCATTCGGACAACAGAAGATATTTACCGCATGGGCGGCCTCGTTGATCTGGCCCCCGCGGTGCGAGTGGCTGCCACGTTGCAGCGGGAGGGGCGTATCCCCGAGCGGTAAGTGAACAGGAGGTGGTTGGTCATGGTGCGTGGTCCGATACCGAAGCGTAGCGACCAGAGACGCCGGCGGAACAAACCAGAGGCTGATGCTCCCGCTGTGGTGGTGGCCATGGGGCAGCAGGTGGTGAAACCTCCCGCAGAGGACCGGGCGTGGCACCCGTATGCGAAACAGTGGTTTCGCTCCCTGAAGCGGAGTGGTCAGGCTCAGTTCTATCAGGAGAGCGATTGGCAGGAAGCCCGCTTAGTGTGTTGGCTTATCACCCAGGAGCTAAGTTCCCCGACTGGCGCCCGTGCTGGGATGATGGATGTGATCTTTTCCCGCGCTGATGCCTTGATGACCACCGAGGGGGCGCGCCGTCGGCTACGTGTAGAGCTCATCACCCCGAAGGTAACGGATGAGGCGAAGGAGGCTACCGTGTCGATCATGGAGCAATACAGGGCTGATCTAGCATGATGATTCCCCCGGAGGAGCGGCTAGACACGCTTCCCCCGGGAGTTCCCGATTTAACGCTCGGCTGGGAGGCGCTAGCGTGGGCTGCCAAATACCTGAAACATCCGAATGGGCTTCGCGCCGGGTTGCCGTGGGTTTACACCGAGCGGCAAGCCAGATTCATCCTGTGGTTTTACGCGATTGATGAGGATGGCAAGTGGCTTTTTTATAATTCGTTCCGCCGACTGGCTAAGGGGAGTGGCAAGAGCCCGTTTGCCGCCGCCTTGGCCCTGACGGAGTTGCTGGCTCCGGTCCGGCTTGATCGGTTTGACCCCCAGGTGCCAGGCGCCTGCATCGGTAAGCCAGTGGCCATGCCGTGGGTGCAAATAGCCGCAGTGTCCGAGAAGCAGACCGATAACACGATGAGGCATGTGCGTGCGATGGCGAATAAGAAAGCCGCACCTAGATTGCACCGCGATTATGACATCGACCCCGGTAAAACCCAAATCAATATCGTGCCAGAAGGAAAGCTAGAGGTCATCACTTCATCAGCTATGACCCAAGAAGGCGCCGAAGCCACGTTCATCGTTGGTGACGAGCTCGAACACTGGACACCAGGCAACGGTGGCACCAAGCTATACAGCACCCTGGCGGACAACCTTGCCAAGTCAGGAAGCCGGATGCTAGGGACCTTAAATGCTTGGGAACCAGGCCTAGGCACGGTCGGCGAGAGCACCTTCCAGGCTTGGTGTCTCCAGGAAAACGGGAAGTCGAAGAACGACCGGCACATCCTCATGGATATCCGCCAAGCCCCGCTAGACACCAATCTGGCTGACGCCATATCGCTTCGCACCGGGCTGGAGTTTGTATATCAGGATTGCCCATGGGTGGATGTTGATACCATCATCACCAGGGTTTGGTCCCCGGAGGCATCCCCGGATGACTCCAAGCGCAAATACTTGAACTGGCCTACCGCGGCCGCGAACGCCTGGGTAGACCTGAATGATGTTGCGCTCATGGCGCGCCGGGAAACCATCGTGGCAGAAGGGGAGGAGATTGTCATGTTCTTCGACGGCTCATTGTCCCGCGATACCACAGCTTTGGTAGGGTGCCGGGTTAGCGATGGCCATGCGTTCCTGATTGGGTCGTGGGATCCCGGCAACAGCCATAACACTGCCGGCACAGTGGATGTGGAGGCGGTAGACGCGCGTGTGGATAAAGCCTTCGCCAGGTATGATGTGAAAGCCTTTTTCGCAGACGTCCGCGAGTGGGAAAGCTTCACGAAGGTCACTTGGCCGGCCCGCTATAAGGACCGGCTACAGCTCTGGGCGAGCCCTGGTGGGAAGCAGCCGGAGCCGATTGCGTGGGATATGCGTGGGAAGCTTTTCGATTTCACCCAAGCGTGTGAGCTCACAGAGAGAGAAATCATCGAGCATGCTTTTACCCACGATGGCCACCCGGTGCTCACTGCCCATATGCGGAACTGCCGCAGGGCAGAGAACCGATATGGCATATCAGTGAAAAAAGAGTCTCCGTCATCGGCGAAAAAGATTGATGCCGCAGTGTGCCTAATCGGAGCGCGCATGGTGCGCAGGTTGTATCTAGAGCACGCGGCGCATCACATGCCGAAGCATTCAGGAAGGGCGGTGTTTTTATGAGCATGAGCCATAGCCAGGTTTTGTCTGCTGTGCGTGGTTTACTGGCACAGTATGCCAGGGAGCGCCAGGTGTTTGATCGAATCAACAGTGCGATGCGCCCATGGAGTCGACAAGAGATCATTAACCGGTTCGGCATCCTGAAGAACAAAAATGCCAACCTTATGATTGACCGGCAAATCCAGCTCGCTAGGGATTCGCAAACCATGTATCTGCCTTTGGTGTTGGACACGTTCGCGCAGTCAATGAAAGTGGAGGACTATTTCTCCGGGGTTGATGCTGGCGCCCGCGCCAGGGCATGGAAGCACTGGCAGCGTAATAACCTTGATGCCCGCCAGACCGGTATTACCCGCGCCGCCCTGCAATACGGTACCTCGTATGCCGTGGTTGACCAGGGGGTTGTGGGCGGTAATGCGGCACCGCTAATTACCGGCGTGTCCCCCCGTCATATGACTGCTTACTATGGTGAGGCCTATGCGTGGCCGGGCGAGTCTGGTGTGGCATCAGAGTGGCCGATCCTGGCCCTAGAGGTTAAGGGCAATCGCATGCGGCTATTCGATGAGGAAAAAATCTACTACATCGGCGCTATCGAAACCCCGCAGGAAATCAAGGATTGGGCTGCCCATCCGTGGAACACAGCCCA